ACGGATCACATTGCGAGTAAGAAGGCCAGAGTAGCAATAATGATACCAAGACCTGTTTTTGTTTCAACATTCTCATTGAAAATCTTCCTCATTGGATTATTTTGTTCGCGCTCAATAGTTTGGTTAATGGCTTCCATTTCCCATGCAAGCCTAGCTTTATCCCCCACCAACCCATCCTTGGGACAGGGCGTCCCCGCGTTGAGCATGGCTTCAAACACGCGAGAATCCTGACACATTACAGATACGGCAGCTACCTTCATTCCCATATCGTACATGACTTTAGCGTTTTTTAATTTTTCACAATTCATATCTCGTACAGTTCTACCTGCGGATATACCAAGGATTTGTGTTTGCACCGCACCTGCTACACCAACAGTACAAAGGTCAGAGTTACTTGCACTTATTTGTGGAGAAATAGCAGAAGGCGGTGGGCTATTAATTGTAGTGTCCATAGTGCCATCCGACCTTACTGTGCTTTCGGACTTAATTGTATCGTCATCGTCAGCAAAGACAGCGTTACCGATTGCAAAACCCGCAAAAAACAAAAACGTTACTACAAATAAGCGTATCATTGTCGCTCCACCAGTCGATCTAACTTCTCCTCGATCCTGTCAAACTTACTCATAATTTGACCAAGCACCTGAGATGAGTCAGCTTTAGTGACGTACTCTTTGGCTAGTTCTTCACGAGTTCTATTTAATAAAATCTGAACGCGCTTAAGTTCCTCGTGGTGAGTTTTAATCCACCAGAGTAAAAAACCAAACCCTGCGGTTAGTCCAACATTCCAAAGCGCGTCCATTTGCATGTCCTATCCTTATGTATATGCTAACACGTTAACATCTATTTTGCTAGAGCTACTCAGTTTCAACTTCAGCTGCATCTAATGATTCACGGAGCATCTTTGTGAAAGCATCTTTACCTACTTTAAGCTGGTCTAAGTTAAACTCTGCCGATCCAATCTTTTGACCCAATGAATTAATGTGGTTAATAATAACCTTTTGTGTGTCAGTTAATTGATCTTCAGTGTAGTCTTTGTCATCAATCGTAATAACCTTTTTATCTTCAGCCATTTTGATCTCCTTTAGTTAAGTTAAAATTACCAAGGCATCCCAGATGTGGATGTTGGTGTCGCAAGGTCAGCTATCTTAGCATCATTTACCGCTTCAGTATCAGCTTGGACAACTTGTTCGTGTACCCAAGATAATACGTTTGCTTCGGTTAGATCATCATAAGGAATGTAATCATCGTCTGATGGTACACCTGTATGGGATGTAGTTCCGTATGCTGATGCAGTGTTAGTTCCATCTGTGCTTTCGCAACGCCAGTGAGCTATTGTTACTGAGTTGTCAGATGTAGTTCGCTCTAGGTTAGCGATAGACCATGTGTGGGTGTTTGGCATTTTGTTATCCTTATTCTGGTTTAGTAGGCCATGCTACTGTGTTTGGAAAACCAGCTTGTGCTGGTAGGTTTAGCAAGTCAGTTCGGTACTGTGTCCACTCTGCTTTTTTAGCATCTGTTAGTTCAGCCCAACGTAAAGGGTTAGTTACTAGAGGGTCTACTTCTTCTGCTAACTTTTCGTCACGTTGCGCCCTAAGACCTCTCGCTAAATCTGCATCTAGCTCTGCTTCAGTAGGTGCTACATAAGCCGCATAGTCTGAGCCAATAAGCCCAAGCAATACACTGTTGTCTACAGTTGTATCTGTATCATCAGGGCTTAGTGTGTAAGGTATCCAACTGTGTTCTGGATGGTTAATCTCTACATCAAACAAAGTGTTTTCTGCGTTAAGGGATTGTGCGTTACGCACTTCTGTTATTGTTACTTGTGGCATAAACGCCTCCTATTGTTATTGTTAAGATACTCTGACCCAAAGTGTTGGTCTAGGTCGCTGGTATGATGAGTCACTATTAGAACGACCCATTGCTCTCCAAGTACCCGAAAGAGCTGTTCCACCTCTTGTCATATATGATGGGTTTCCGTGCTGATACCCTGCATTAGCACTAGTTCTAGCGGTATCTATAAACCCAGCTGGAAAAATACTTGATCCTGCTTTTGTAGAACCTTCAACATAACCTGTAGTTGCAGAGTAACCCCACACATAAGTACCAACAGCACCATAAGTTGTACTGCCAACACCTGTTAGGTTAGAGCCATTGCCGTAATAAGTTACAGCGTGTACGTTTTTGAAACGCCCACTAGAATAACCTAAATCTATAGCATTGTCCCTAGTCGCCCCGCTGTCTCCATTAATGGGATACAACATGTTGGAACTGTTGCTTACACCAAGCCCTGTAGCAGAGTTTGCAAGATAAATATTTGCACCAGAGTTCCCAATACTACCTACATCTACACCACCTTTGCGGAGTTGTATAATAGCACCATCATTAGTTAGTCTATCAAAGAAACCAGCCGCACCACTTGCTCGTCTTGCTTGCACAAAACCAGTTTGGCCTATTGTAACAGCATTTTGTGAGCCTTGTAGAGTAGCACCAATTACAACCTGACCTGATGCGTCGATGCGCATGGCTTCGCTATCAGCAGAGCCACCGCCTCCACCTGTGCGGAAAGTTATTTGTCCTTGCCCTGCACTAGCTCCATATGCTCGCATTTGGAACACATTGCCTTGATACTCAAAGACGCCTCGGTTTGTTTGATGTGCGGCAAGATTACCACCAACTACCAAGCAACCAGAGGTTTCTAAAGTTTTACCACTGACACTACTTTGTATCGTGGAGACCCCAACGCCAACATTGCCTGACGAGTCTATGCGCATACGTTCTGTTGAACCAGTAACCAATCTTATATCTTCTGCTCTAATTCCAAATGGTTTTAAAGCACTATCAGCAGAATTGCTAACTTGTATAGTTAGGTTTCCAGTACCAGTAGAAGAAATAGCATCAGAGAATATAGCACGAGCATTAGTGCCTACAACAATATCAAGAGTGTCTACTGGTGAACTCGTCCCAATACCAACATTACCAGAGTCATCAAGAACCATTTTGGTTTGTAAAGCACCACCGTTCTCCCTAGTTTTAAATTCTAATGTACCTGCATAGTTAGCATCTGTAGAATTTGCTTTAGCACCTTGGATAGCCGCCCACTCTGTATGCTCACCGTTGCTTCTATATTCAGCACCAAATGTTATCTGACCGCCTACTCCTGCCGCAAAACCTGTAGTGCTGTCATCTAAGAAAAGATTACCTCTGTAATCGCTAGATACGGCACTAACTATGTGTAAAGCATCAGTAGGAGAACTCGTCCCAATACCAAGCGATTCAGCGCTAGCATCCCAAAAGAACTTAGCAGTTGTGCCTGTGTCCTCGTAGAAGCTGATGTCGCCGTTGTTGGCTATTCTTAGAGACTCTTTACTGGTTGCAAGTCGTAGTTCTTCACCTCGAAACCCAAGCGGTTTAAGAGCATTGCCAGCAGAATTTACAGCTTGAAACGCAAAATTACCAGCACCTACTTCACCAATATTATCTGAGCTATAAAGTCTAGCGTTAGCGCTTTCAGTTATATCAAGCTGTTCAGCAACCACTGTGCCAATTACGTTAATGCCTGTTGATGTTGTTGACAAACGAGCTGTGCCACCCTGATTCAATATAATAGGCTCATCAGAGGCTAGAGTTGTAAGTACAAGGTTAGTACCAGCGTTATAAATAATACGTGCATCGTAATCATCAGAAAATGGTGCTTTGAGGTCAATGTGTCCACCAGATGGGCCACCCACTTCAATATTACCGTATCCCGAGGCTTTGTTAATATTTAAAGTACCAGTGAATGTACCACCGCCAGTTACGTCTATGCCTGTTGCTGTTGTGGCTAGTTTCTCGCTGTTGTTGTGGTACAATTCAACCGCACCAGTATCTATGGCTTTAATCATATTTGTAAAGCCAGACTGACCTCTTAAAAAGATTTCACTACTGCCATCTATAAATAAACTACCATTACCTTGGTCTCTTATTACGCTCGCACTTCCCGTATGGTAAATCTGTAGGTCAGACCCAGCACCGAATATGGCTTTACCATTATCGCCAAGTTTTACATCATGGTTAAAGGTTGCAGTACCTGCATCTGACATATCTAGGGTGAGGGCTGTTATAGTAGAGTTATTATCTGTACCATTAAAAACCATATTTTTGTCATTTATTACTGACCTAATAACAAAGTCACTTGATACGTTTTGTAG